CAGGATTCATTATCATAACTAATAAAACACCTATAACAAGAGTTCCTATCAATATGTTAGATAGGAAATTATCTTCTTTAGTTTCATATCTTTCTAAATTAATCATATTCTTGTTCCTTTATCTTAACCTTATACTATTAGTATAATATAAAAGAGGGTTGCTGTCAACCCCCTTTAAACGTATTATGAATTTTTGTAACGAATTATACTTTCTGACCGTCTGCTAAGAAATAATCGAACCTCAAAGTAATCTCTGGATTTATTGTTTGGTTAGCATCTCCCGCAGGACTACCTATTGTATGAGATTGCATCCAACAATTTTTAAGAGTGTATTCAAATATTTTAGCATTCTCACTAGCTAAAGGTCTAAGTACTATAGTGGGACAAACATACTCAGGTTTTCTTTTTTGAGTACCAGCCCCTGGTTTCCAAAGTAACTCTCCCCAATCCCTAATGAATCTTTCAATAATACCATTATCACTTTCTACGAATGTTAAAGTGATTGGGTCATAAGTTCTTAACCCAGCTTGGTATACTTTGTGCCCATGAATACCCACTTCTATTTCTTCGTTAGAAAATTTAGGATATTCTGAGGAAAGAGCACGAGCGTTTAAAGAATCGCTATTGTAGTTTCCAGCATTAGCTATAGCTGATGGAAGAGTAGGAATAATTACCTCCCAACGATAAAGGACAGCAAAATCCTGATTGTTTATAATTTGAATTATGTCTGGTCTAGTCATCTAAAAGACTCCTATCTATATTATCCTAGTAAGTTCTGAGCTAAATTTAAATCGAATCCAGTTCTTGTAATAACAACTGAAAGAGTAATAAACTCTGCGGTTTTAGTTGGTTGTACAAATAACCACACATTCATTATATTGTTATCTATATCGACTGGAGTGTTGTTTGTCTCATCACAAACAACTTTATAATCGTAGACACCTTTTCTGGATTTTATGTTATCCATGTAAGATTCCATACCAGTTCTTATTAACAATCTTGTAAAATCATCGTTAAATTCAAATAGATAATCTTCTAAGAAAGCTGCTAAAGCTGGTTCTATAGTAATTAAAAGTAATCTTACATTTAATCTGTCTAATGCGGAAGGTCTAGCAGATAAAGTTTTCTGACCCCATATAGCTATGCCTTTTCCAACAGAAAATTTAATAGGGTTAATTCCTGAATCATAAAGTAAATCCAGTTCCCCTTCAGTAAATCTTCTTTTAGTATCAAGTACGTTAATCATACCTCTTTTAAAACCTGCTGGAGCAAACCATATTTCATAATTAGAAGAAGTATCTGAAATAGCTGCTGCTGCATACCCATCAGGTGCTACAAATATATCCCTGTCATTAAACCTATCTCTTATTTTAACGTGAGGTGTATATAGAGCAGAGTATGAGGAATTAAGATTAAGAGTAGTTTTTCTATAAGCTACTATATCTGTCATATAACTACTTGAATCTTCAGTATAGTATGGAGTAGATAGGATACCGACACAATCTTTTCTACTTTGGCACAGGCTATCTATGGCTTGTTGATATGCTATTGTAGCCCATCCCCCATCCATTATTACTGTTAAAGGTATTTCTGCTTTATTGTTTAATGTGTTAAGAGCATTAATCATATTAGTATCGGTAACTGATAATCCATCTAATGCTCCCGCTAATGTTAAAAAGGTAGTTTGTTCTTTTATTGTTTCTGTACTAGCATGAGAAGTATTATCTATTGCTCTAATGTAACTGGAACCTAATAAAACGTCTTCTATGTAAATGTTTTTACCATATCCATCTTTAGCATTTACATCTCTTGAACAAGTAAACACTTCCAGTGTTTCACCAGTAGATTGTTTATAAACTTGAATCTGAAACGCATTTGGTTCTTTTACTACGTCTGGACTATTGACATAAGTAAATAATTTAACTTCAATATCATTAGCCCAAGAACCTTGATTAGCCCCTGTTATAAGGAATAAGTCATCAGATTGGAATTCGTAAGTTTGTGGATTTACTAAACTGTTTCTAAATATAGTACCATCTGCTATGTTACTAGCCAATGTTTCAGATACTATTACTTCAGTATTTCCCGATACTAGAGTAGCACTAACTACAGTATAAACTCCATCGTTACCAGTAGAACCTTGAACTCTTACTTTATCTCCTACATGGCAAAAGGCTGTTAAATCTCCAGCTAGTGTGAATTTTTTATTTGGTTGGTCTACCGCTGTAATAGCTCCTATTTCTACTGAAGTTAATTGGATATTGGTATTAACAGTAGATACTTCTTTATAAATACTACCATCTACTGTAGCATCTGGAACAACTTCAGATACTATTACTTCAGTATTTCCCGATACTAGAGTAGCACTAACTACAGTATAAACTCCATCGTTACCAGTAGAACCTTGGATATTTATAGAAGTAACACCTGTGAAAGAAGCTGTTAAATCTCCAGCTAGTGTGAATTTTTTATTTGGTTGGTCTACCGCTGTGATAGCTCCTATTAAAGTATTTACCAATATAGGAGTTTTTCTTACAACTAAACCACCATAAGTAGAACCATTATCGGCTCTGACAACCCACAATCTGTTAGCTTTAGATAAATAAGCTAAAGCTGAGTAAAAAGCCATGTTATAACCAACTTCTACTTTCTGATTAGGTGTAAAATAATTTAATAAATCAGTATCAGAAGTTACAAATATAGGCTTATTAATATCACCCTTTGGTGCTGGTATAGTTATAGCTGCATAGGTTCCTAAAGAACTTGGAACCCTTGTAGAGATATCAATCTCTTTTACATTTATGCGAGGTGCTGTCATTATTAATTCTCCCGTATCAAATTATATTAATTTTTGTACTTTTAACAAAGAAACTTTCTCTAGGAGATACTACTTTAGGTTCTCCCTTAAGAACTATATTTATAGGGTAATCTGCTCTGGAAACGATTTTTGCTTCAAACATTTTATTATAACTCCTAATTCATACTTCAATCCTATTTATAATATAAACTATCAACCATCTATATTTATTTCCTCGTAGGGTTGGTTCATAATTAAATTTCCCATATCTGGAACATTCTTTATTTTTAATGATATATGCTTTATTAATTTCGAACTCGCAATTCCAGAAGGACCTCCAGAAGCATTTTCTTTCTTTATAACAGGATATTCTAAATTAAATGAATTAACTAAGAAAGTTATTTCTCCCCTTGACTGGTCGTTATAATTTTCAAATGAATTTGATTCTATGTCTTTTAGAAATATAGTAGCTGGAACTTCCATTATGGTATTCTGTTTAATCATTAATCCATCTGCTATAGAGGAATTTATAGACTCATTAACTATAATCTCAGTAGTTCCAGAAACTATAATGGAACTTACCACAGTATAAGAACCGTTATTTCCAGTAGAATTTATAAGAAGAAGGGAGTTTTGAGGTTCTAAAGTAACTTCTGAATTTAAAATAAACTTTTTAAGTCCTTGATTTACTGATATTACTGTATCTAAATCTAAATAATCTGTGGGTATCTGATAAATAGTTTGATAATGTTTAGTCCTATCATAAGCCATTAAAAAGTATTCTTCAAATTCCATTAAGTACGTAGGGTCATTGGATATCCAACAAATATTTGTTTGAGCCTGTACATTTTTAACAGTATATAAATCCGCTGATAAAGCTCCTACATTTCTATGAGAAGCTTTAAGTTGTCTAGGTTGCGTGGGAACTGCATTTAATACTCCCCTATTATACATAGCAAATATAAAAGGCTGTTCTCTATCTTCGTATACAAACTGAGAAAGTCTCTTGTATACTTTATCCTCAAAGCTAAAATTAATATTATAAAAATGAGATTTATTACCTATATCTGGAAATTCCAAAAAGTTAAAGCCAGAGTGTGCTTTAATATCTATAAAAAATCTCTGTATAGCGAAATGGTAAAACATATTTTTCCTCTAAGTAAGTGGACGTAAGTACTGTTTAATCATAATAGTACTGTGGTCTCCAGTAATAGCTCCTGTATCGGGGTCAGTAGCCAAAGCACCCGTAACGACTCTATCTATTTCTGTTTGGAAAGACATCTTAGCTCCTCCCAAAAAAGCATCTATCCTAGCTCTTGGTGGTATTCTTTTCTGTTCGTGGGTTATTATGTAAGGTCTTTCATCCCCAAAAAAACTTTCAAACTGAGTTAAATTACCTCTCATGGCATCAGGCTTAATAAAATTAACTATAAGTATCTTTCTGTTAGTATATTCTGGAGTAGCCTTGTATCTCACTTTACCAAAATCATCAAACATGTCATCTAGCTTATCTGCTAAATACACATTACATGGAAGCCCAAACAAATCTTCATATATATCTAAGATGTCGGGAGTCAAATCTGTAAAAATTTGGAGCAAATCTACTAAAATCATAAAACCCTCTCAATCTAAATATAATATAAAACAAAAATGGGATAGACCTTTCGGTTATCCCTTAGTAATTATAATATAAAAATGAATTATTCTCGTTCTTTAATAAGACTATCTAAATTTTTATTAAAAT